ATTCCTTACCACCAGAACCTTCGCAATTATCTTTCCAACCACAATCACACAAAATATCATCAACTATTTTAAAAACACCTCCAGAATTATTAGCTATAGTGCGTTCTAATTTATCAGCAATTTTATCATTAACATATCCTACTATTCTAGATTTTTCATCACCATCATTTTTAAATAAAATTTGTACATCTTCATTTATTTTTTGACGCGGTGGTTTAGCCACCGGTTTAAAGGCATTTTCTGAATATATATCAGCTAAAGATCTGTAAGGTTTTTTATTCATGAAATAGGGTCTTGTTTATTCGAATACGTGTTTAAAGTTTTAATCATTTTACGTAACATTTTACGTCCATTTTTTTCATCTGGTTCCGTATTAATAACAAATTCATCAATCTCTTCTGGTCTAATAGGATTCATCATAGCTTTTCTCAAAAGAGTTATTAATCTTAATTCAGCAGCACTTGTTAGAGGTTCAACTTCAGGTTCAGGTGGAGGTTCCGGTGGGGGTACCGCTGCATTAGGGTCAACCGCTGCAGCATTAGGGTCAGCTGGCGCCATGGCGTTAGGATCAACAGGTATCTGTTCTTCTAACATTTCATATTTGTTGTTAATTAAACTAAAAAATTTACTTTTGGTTTTAATTTTCATAATTATTTTGATAAAGCACCTAATTTGGTTCTCATGTCATTTTGTTTCTTTTGAGCTACTGCAAGAATTTCACTATCTAATGCACTACTACCTTTAGAAACATTTAAAGCTGTTTTTTTATTTTGTTGACCTTTTTTATCAAAAAACCCGGGTTGTGAATTGGCTATACGATCTATTTCCTGATTTATATCCATCGCTGTATTAAGACCCGTTACAGTTGATTCCTCTTGATCAGCACTTGATTTAAGAATTTTATCTATATCATAATCTAATACCCCAGCGACGACGAATCTGTTAATTTCAGGTATTTCATTCATATATTGTGCAGCTAATTTCCTAAATTCATCATTTTTTAACAAATCATAAATTATTTTTAAAAATTTTTTACTAACACCTATCTTTTCTTCTTCATTAGATGAAAGATATGTTGAATAACCTTCTTTTAAAGCGTCGTCAAACTTCATATAATTAATATTTATTTAAATGTTATTTGTTTAGTTTTAAGATCATTGAAATAATCTCCTGATAGAAAAGTTAATTCATTTTTAAATGCAAACTTTTTAACCTTTGCAAAAGTGAAATTTTCTATTTTGAAATTAGAAATAGTATTAATTATTCTAAATAAAGTACCTTTAGCTCTACCATCATCGATAGTTAACAAATGACTAAAAAATTCTAAACTTTTACTAGAAATAACTACCTTAATTGGCAACATGTTTCTAATCTTAAGAAGAAAACCATTTATTAATTTCAAATATACGGTCTCATCTATATAAGTCAACATTTCACTTTCATAGAATTGAGTATTATTAAAGTAAAGAATTAGTTTATTATTTGTTTTAAATGTATTAAAATAATCTACTGTTTCTTTAATGGTAAAGTGTAATAATAATTTTTTTATATCAGAAGTTATATTTGGAAAATTATCAATTAACTGTAAATTGTATAATTCATCTAATAGTCGTTTTTCATAAGACTTATGTATTTCTTGAAAGTCGATAAGAGTAACATTATATTCTGTCAAATTCAAACTCACATATGTATTCTACTAGTTATCAGATAAATTCAACTTTTTTTTATTTTACCTAATCTTAAATTAATAATTCCATTATAAAATTTATCTTCATGAAGAAGAACGTCATTATCAAATTGCATTTTAGCTTCATAATATGCTAATTCAGATTTTGAATTACAAAATTTAACTATTTCAAATATAAATTTGTCTTTGCCATACTCAATCAAATCATGATTAACTTTATCAGAAGAAGAAGTATATGTTTTCCAATCTGTTTCTTTTACTACATGTCTACGGCGTGATTTACCTTTAAGTGGGGGAAGTTTTGCTAATTTTTGAGCCTGTTTTTTACCGATATATTTTTTACCGGTAACGGTATTAGTTATAATGTAAATAAAGCCAAAAAAGTTTTCAGGTATATCTTCTTTTTTACCATTATAAGTCCAATGCCCTAAATTATCAATCATTTTTTTTCTTCTTTTTTTTCCGTTTTTTCTTTATATTGCGACGTTGAATACCTCCCAACACTTTAGGCATTCTAGAATCACCAGGAGCATAATTATCACCTGAAAATTGGGATGATGTCCATGTACCTAAAGGTCCTCCCGGTCCCGCTACATTACCATCTTCGTCAAGTAGTTTTAGGAATAACTTTTGAAACATTGACATTAATAGTATTTATGCTATTATTACTTAAATGGTTTCTATTATAGATCAATACAATGATGAACTAAAAGAACATCTATTAATAGATGAACTAAATTTAAAGGATGCTCAAATGTTACTACCGGGTCGTAAACATTTGTGGGTAGGTAGATTAATGAGACACAAACAACAACTTAATAATTTAAAAAAATTAAAAAAAGAAACTCTTGAAAGAATAACAAAAAAAATTCAAGAAGCTAGTTCAGTAAGACTTTCAATACCTGCTGCAGAAAAAGCTGCATGGACATCCCAACCTATAAAGGATATAAATCTTAAAATTGAAGAAGAAGAAATACTAATTGAATTTTTAGAAAAAGTTGAAAAGATTTTCGGTGGTATGAGTTATGATATAAAAAATATTATCGAAATACAAAAACTTGAAACCTTATGATAAATTTTTCGTACGATAATAAATCAAAAAACGGTATTATTAAGTGTGATAAATTAGACTTAATACGAGAACATTTTTCATATGAAAATCAAGGCGCTGTTTTTGCAAGACGTAGAGGAGCATGGTTTGTACCTGCTAGATCATATGTTATTAAACCAACAGGTAAGTATGATGTTGGTATGACTATGGATATAGTCAAATATATAAAGAAAGAGTTACCTTCAGAAGAAATAAATTACTCAGATGAATTATTATCAATAATAAAACCAACATTAGATAATGAAGAAGCTGAATTATCTTTACAATTGAGAGATTATCAAAATGAAATTGTTAATGATTGTTTAAAGTTTGGTAGAGGAGTGGTTGTACTAGCAACTGCTGGTGGTAAAACTCTTACCATAGCTAATTTATTAGAAAGAATTTATAAAAAAGTAGATAACAAATCTACATGGAAGGTTTTGGTTATTGTACCCGATTTAGGTTTGGTAAATCAAACATATGCTGACTTTGAAAACTATAAAGTTAGTTTTACCCATGGTAAGTGGACCGGGTCTATTCCAGTAAATTTAGAAGATAATGTTGTTATTTCTAATATTGGTATATTACAAAGTAGTAAAAGTGATACAGATTGGATTAACTATGTAGATCTTCTTATTATTGATGAGTGTCATAAATTAAGAAAAGGTAATAAAGTTAATAAAATAATTAAAAAAATTAACACCAAAAATAAATTTGGGTTTACAGGTACATTACCAGATAATGATGCTGATTTATGGAATATATTTGGTCAAATTGGACCCGTTATATATCAGAAAGATAGTTATGAATTGAGACTTGAAAAATATGTAAGTAATGCAATAATACAAATTGTTAAATTGCATTATAAATTAAAACCACAATATAGTCATCAAATTTCAGACCCAGGAGAAAGATATAGACAAGAGTTTGAATTTTTATTCACCAATAAATTTAGAAATAATACCATAGAAAAACTATCAACCGGTGTTAATAACAATACCCTGATACTAGTTGATTATATTAGACACGGTGAAGAGTTGTTAAATCAATTAAGCCAAAACAAAACCAAACAAGTATATTTTATACAAGGTGATGTTGAAGTTGAGGAACGTGATAAAGTAAAAACTCTCATTGAAAATAATAATAATGTTATTTGTATAGCTATTAGTAAAATTTTTAGTACTGGAATCAGTATTAATAATCTTCACTATATTATTTTTGCGTCAGGTGGTAAAGCTAAAATCAAAATTCTTCAATCAATAGGTAGAGGTTTAAGATTGCATAAAGACAAATCTAAATTGGTTATTTTTGATATAGCAGATCAGTTACGATATGGAATACAACATTCAGAAAAAAGAGCTGAATTATATAAAAAAGAAAATTTTAATGTAAAAGTTGCTAATTTTTATGAAAGTTAGTGGATATTAAAGTTTCCCATGTATAATATTTTTAATGCAATC